TGCTGCTGATATTGTAGCGGACCCATCCGCACCAGCTGCATTTGTAGAGGGTATCATGGAAGGTAAAGAATGGATCTGGAATAACGGCATAATTCAAGAAGTTACCGTTAATTCTTACAAAAAAGCGATCCAAAATTCTACAATGAAAGAATTAGATGAGGTTAAACTAAAAACCTTCGCTGATTTTATGTCAAGATTATAATTTTTATAAATAATATCATAAAGATTTATCTAGAAAAATCTACAATTTCAAAAAATTAAGGAGAATTAATGTCTGCTACTGAGGAAATACAAGAAGTAAAGAGTGGTGGAGCTGTACACGATGTAGGAGGACCTTCTCATGAGGATCATGCTCATGAAAGCACGGGAAAAGAGGCAAGCGCCAAATTAAAGCCAGCTTCTAAACCGTCAGTTGGAAAGGGATCCACCGCCGGCTCAGAAAAGAGAGATGATGTAACAGGAGAAGTTCAAGACCTCGGTCCCGCATCAGTTTCCCCCACACAAGACAGTTCACCGGGAAAAGCGGCATCAAAAGCTGCCGGTAAAACAGTCACACCTAAAGCCCAAAAAGAAGAAACGGAAAACGAAGGAGAAGAACTTTCTGAACCTGAAACCCAGGAAGATGAAGGGGAAGAAATTTCTGAAAGCCGTACAACTAAAATGGGTATGATTAAATCTATCTATGAAAAACTAGATAGTATGAAAAAGGCGGAAATAGAAGCTACATATGATGCTATTTTAGCCGCAACTAATCTTAATGAAACACGAGAAGACACAGTAGTTTCAGAAGATACTTCTATTTCTGATAAATTGGAAGAAGTATTGCCACAAGAAACAGAAATTGATGTTAAACAAGATGTTGAAGCATTAGTTGGTGGTGAAGAACTTTCAGAAGAATTTAAAGAAAAAGCTGCAACAATTTTTGAAGCAGCAGTATTTTCTAAAGTTACAGAAGAAGTAAATTCTCGTATTAAGAAAATGGATGAAACATATATTAAGGAACTTGACGAATCCATTTCTAAATATAAAGAAGAAATTACAGATAAGGTTGATGATTACCTCAATTATGTCATCAAAGAATGGTTGGAAGAAAATGAATTAGCCGTAGAAAAAGGTATTAAAGCTGAACTTGTTGAGGACTTTATGTCGGGGCTAAGAAATCTTTTTACTGAGCATTATATCAACATTCCAGATGAAAAAGTTGATATGGTTGATGATTTGTTCGCAAAGGTCGAAGACCTTGAAGCACAATTGAACGAGCAAGTTGAAAAAGGGGTAACACTCACTAAAGAAAATGATGAATATAAGAAAAATCAAACCATTCAAAAAGTATGTGAAGACCTTACTGAATCTGAAACAGAGAAAATGAAATCTCTGGCAGAAGGTACTGATTATGAAAATGATGAACAATATGAGAAAAAACTTAGTATTGTAAAAGAAAATTATTTTCCAAAGTCTGGGCTTAAAGTTAATCTGAGTGAAGACCTCTTCTCAAATGATACAGAGGGAGAGGTAAAAGATACAGACGCTCCACGAAATACTGACATGGAGCAATATACTTCAGCAATTTCAAGGACTTTGAAAAGATAATTTAGTATTAATAAATTTTTTAAAACTTTAAGGAGAAAAACAAAAATGTATTTGACAGAAGAACTACAAAAAAAGTGGGCTCCTGTTATGGAACATCCTGAGCTTCCAGCTATCAAGGATCCATACAGAAAAGCCGTTACAGCATTGCTTCTAGAAAATCAGGAAAAAGCTCTTCGTAACGATAATATTGCCCTAGATTCGGGGAACTTCCTTTCTGAGGCAGTTCATGCGAGTAAATCGGGCACATTACCTGATACGGGTGGTGTCGCTAAATTCGACCCAATTCTGATTTCTTTAGTACGTCGCGCAATGCCTAATTTAATTGCTTATGATGTTTGTGGTGTTCAGCCTATGACAGGTCCTACAGGATTGATTTTCGCTATGAAAGCGCGTTATGCCTCACAAGGAGGAGATGAAGCGCTTTATAACGAAGCAAACACTGGATGGTCTTCAAATAACGCAACACAAGCTCACGTAGCGGGTGCCGGACCAGCCGATCTTATCCGATCTGATACTGGTGCCGCAAATACAGCAGCATATTTAGCATCTGCTGGTGTATCTACTGCTGGGGCTGAAGGATTTGGTGATACCCAATCCCTCGCACAAATGGCTTTCACAATTGAGAAAGTTACTGTAACAGCGAAATCTAGAGCATTAAAAGCTGAGTACACATTAGAACTCGCGCAAGACTTAAAAGCAGTTCATGGTTTAGATGCAGAAACAGAATTAGCTAATATTCTGTCTGCCGAAATCCTCTCTGAGATTAACAGAGAAGTTATTCGTACTATTTACCGTGATGCCGCAATTGGTGCCGACCATAATACCACAACTGCTGGTATCTTTGATCTTGATACAGACTCCAACGGTCGTTGGTCTGTTGAGAAATTCAAAGGGTTGATGTTCCAAGTAGAGCGTGAAGCTAACATGATCGCAAAAGATACACGTAGAGGAAAAGGTAATATTATAATTACTTCTTCCGACGTAGCCTCTGCATTCCAGATGGCTGGTGTTCTCGATTATGCCCCAGCAATGGACAGTGGGGGATTGAATGTTGACGATACGGGTAATCCGTTTGTCGGTGTACTAAATGGTCGCTACAAAGTTTATGTAGACCCATACGCACCTGGTTCAGCTGATAACTGGTTCTGTGTTGGTTACAAAGGATCATCTGCATACGATGCGGGTATTTTCTATTGCCCATATGTTCCGTTGCAAATGGTACGTGCCGTCAATGACAGCACTTTCCAACCAAAAATCGGGTTTAAGACACGTTATGGATTGACACAAAATCCATTCGCTCAGGGTACAACTCTTGGCGGTGCCTTTTCACAAGGGACAAACCTGTATTACAGACTGGTTAGAGTACAAAACCTGATGTAAAAAGTTTTCCGCTTTTTGTGGAAACTATAAAGGGGGTTTGGTTTATGCCAAATCCCCCTTTTTTATGCTCTGTTATAGGATCTACTAAATATATTAAATGTTAATATAACAAGGAGATGTTAAATGCCACTTACATCAGGCGCTTCAGGTCAAATACCAGATAATCTAAGTTATCTTTCCCCTGTTGCTTTTAAATTTCAGTTAAAGAAAATTCCTCATGTAACTTATTTTTGTCAGTCGGCGAATCTTCCAGGAATGTCTGTTGGTGAAACAGTACAACCAACACCATTCCATAATATCCCTATTCCGGGAGATCATATGGTATTTGAGACTTTAAATATAAGGTTTATTGTTGATGAAGAATTAAGAACATGGATGGAACTCCATGATTGGATTACTGGAATAGGATTCCCCAAATCTTTTGATCAATATGCAGAATTAGCCGCTTCTTCAACAGTCCCCGGTATTTCAGGAGTATATTCTGATGCTACATTAATTATTTTATCAGGAGCCATGAACCCACAAATTGAAGTTACTTTTACAGATTGTTTTCCGGTTACTTTAACCGAAGTTTTATTTGATAGTACATTAACAGATGTAGAATATATTACTGCGGATTGTACTTTCAATTATAAAACATATTCTATAAAAAGGCTTATAGGTGATACTAGTGGCTAATAATTAAAATATATAAGAGAAAAAATGTGGTTAGTTAAATATTGTGTGTCTTGAAATTACAGACCACAGGCAGAAAGTCTTTCTGCTGCAATAAACAATAGTTTACCAGATACTTGCGAAATAAGGGAAGGTCAAACGGGCCAATTTGAACTATTTCGTAGTGGTGAATCATTCATGAAAGCTGGCCATGGTAAGTTTTTTACAATAGAAGACGTAAAAGAAAAATTAGAAGGTAATGGTACATATTCGGGTGGTAATAATGCATATAAACAAAACAATTAACAGACATTGGAGAGATTGGGCAGCATTAGTATATTTGTTCATCTGTCTGGTTGATTTTTTCATTGCTCCTTTGATGTGGAATTTGGCGATGGCAGAACATTGTGCTACACATGATTGTGCAGCAGAAGGCGTGACTAGATGGGTTCCCCTTACATTAGGGGCGGGTGCCATGTTCCATCTCAGTTTTGGAGCCATTTTAGGTGCAACAGCTTGGAAGAAAAAAGATGAATTGGAAGTACATACTCGTAATGGTGGCTCTAGTTCTTAGTGGATGTGCTAAGAACGTAGCGGACAAAAATAATGATTTAGGTAGTGGTGATAAGTCTAATTTACCAGTTACCCTAACTTCACTTATTGAACACGCAGAGTATTGTAAAGCAATTTACGATAGTGGTGGTGATCAAAAAGATGAGGTTGCGTTTGAG